GACCGAGGGCAGCCGGCCAACCGCCTCGTTGATGTCGCGCGCCAGGGCCGCGCGCGTCGCATTGAGCCGGCGCCATGGCAGCGCCGCCTGGGCGGGCGCAATGGCGGCATGGGCGGCGATGCGGGCACCATGGGCGGCGAGAACGTCATCGACGCGGGCACGCCAGCCCTGCGCGTCCTGCCGGCTCTCGAAGGCGATGGCGCTGGTCAGCTCCACAAGGCCCGCCACCGCCATCATCTCGGCCGCGAGCGTGACGCCGGCGGCGGCCGGGCTCACCTCGATCATGGCGAGCCGTCTGGAGAGACCGACCATGGCGAGCGCGCCGGCGCGCGGGTCCCGCGCCGATGCGGCGCGCATGGCCGGCCCGATGGCCGGCTCTGGCAGCGGCATCGCCGCCTTGCGGATCGCCAGCACCGAAAGCGTGATGGCCTGGACAAGATGCGCCGGCGCGTTGGCCATGCTCGCCCTGTCGGCCAGTGTCAGGGCGTCGGCCGCGAGCCCCACCTGGCGGCTGGCGTCCACCGCGAATTGCCCGGCCGCCACTACGCCGGCTGCGGTGTCAACCACTGCACCGACGGTCGCGCGGATCTCCGCGACGATGCCGAGCGCCGCGACCGGCAGCGACAGCGCGACCAGCGCGAGCTCGCGCGCTGCAGCGAGGAGGCCGCCCGCCGCGCCGATGAGGCCGGCCAGCGATGACACCAGCCCGATGGGCCCGGCAGGCCGCATTTCGGGGTCGAACTCGGCCTCGATCCGGGCGACCATCAGCTCGTCCGAGGCGAACGAGATGCGCCCGGGCCTCAGCAGCACGCAGCGTATCTGGCCCCGCCAGGGGTGCAGCAGGGTGCCGGCTCCCGGAGCCGCGAAAGCGGCCTCGACCCGGCGCGCCTGCGCGACATAGTCGGGGCCGATCACGAGACCTGACAATGGTATCGGCCCGTCGAGCCGGCCGAGGTCCTGATGGGTCTTCAGATCGAGGCCGGGATAGAGCGTGGTGATGATGCGCCGGCCGACGCTATGCTCGGCGTCGATCACCCAGAACTGGACGCCCCGCCAGGCGGCGGGCAGGAGGCCGGGCAGCAGGCTCTGCGGATCGTCGAACAACCCCGCCATCAGGCGCGCCCGAGCATGGCGCCGCGATTGGGCTCGAGCGGCACGGCGGCGTTGGTGCTCTCGACATTGACGATGCGCGCGCCTTCCGTCGCCGTCACCGTGATGCGCCCGCCAACCTCCGCCTTCTGCACGCCCCCGGAGGGTGGCAGCGGTCTGGAGGGAAGAGAGGACGGGCTGAAGCCGTCCATGGTGGAGGGAGCGGAGCCGGAGCCTTCGCCGGACTTCGGGGCCGATCCGGGCCCTTCGCCGGGCTTGGGTCCGCCGCCGCCGAACGGGTTGAGCTTGGAGAGCCGCTCTGCGATCTGCCCGGCCACCTCGGCCACCCATGCCAGCATCTCGGCGACCTTGCTTTTCATGCCATCCCACAGGCCCTGTATCGCTGCCTTTCCGGCGGTCAGCATCTTGGCGGCAAGATCGCCCATGGCTTCCATCAGCTGGCCGGGAATGGATTTGGCCCACTCGACGAATTCGGAGCCTTTGACCTTCGCGGCTTCCCAAGCATCGGATCCGGCCTGTTTGACCGCCTCCCAGGCGTTCGAAGCGTACTGTTTCACGCCTTCCCAAGCATTCGACGCCGACTGCTTGATGCCTTCCCAGGCATCAGAGGCCTTTTGCTTGATGCCGTCCCACATCTCACCGAGGTAGGCCTTCACCTTGTCCCAGTTCTGATAAACCCAATATGCCGCCAGACCGAGCACGACGAGCGCCGCAATGATCAGGCCTATGGGGGAGAACAGAAAGGCCAACGCCGCCCCAAAGAGCCCGACGACTGCCCCAAGCGCGGCAAAGACTGGCGTCAGGATGGCTATAGCAGCCCCAAAGATCAGAATTGCGCCGCCGATCGACAGCACCTTATCGATCAGACCCGGAAAGGCTTCGTCCGTCTGTTTGATCCAGCCCTGAAAGCTTTCGAGCGCAGCTTTCGCACCCGGGAGGTTCTTGGCGAAGGCATCCCCGATCCGTCGACCGATATGCTGTACACCCTCGCCGAAGTGTTCCATCTGCTTGTCGAGCCCGGCCATGCGGGTGGCGAAATCCTTCTCGATGTCCTCCACGCCGGCCTGCAGGATCGCGTCCTTGAACGCCTTGAACTTGTCGGTGTTGAGCAGGGTCGGGATCAGGAAATCCAGCACCTGCATGTCCGCGAACAGTTTGCCGACCTTGGTGCCGGCGAGCAGGGCCCCGATCCTGTCCTTGATCTCCTTGCCGGCCTCGGCTCCTTTCAGCCCTTTTTGCTGGGTCTCCTTGATGATCTTGTCGATTTCCTTTTGCGGGACCTTGAGCTTCTCGCTCATCTTCTGGATCACCGCCTCGACCGGGTTGATGCCCTTGGCGTGCGCGCTGGCCATCAGCTTGACGACGTCGACACCAAGTTCCTTCTGGAATTTCTGGATGGCTTCGGGCGCGGCGACCTTGGTCAGGAAATTCTTGAGGTTGTTGGCGGCCTTGTCCGGGCTGTCGGTGCCGAGCATCGCCACCTGAAGCGCCGCCCCGAGAAAGGCGACACTTTCCATGCCGGTGACGCCGAGCTTGGCCATCTGCGCCGTCAACTCCGGGAATTCGGCCGCCATGTTGCGGAACTCGAAAGCGCCGAGCTTGCCGGCCGTCACCAGCCTCCCGAGCGCGAGTTCCATCTGCTCCGGCGCTATCTTCGCGGTCTGCGAAAGGGCGAAAACGGTCTTCGCCACATCCTCGACCGCCGCGCCGCTGGCCGTGGCCACCTTGCCGACCGTCGGCATCAGCTGCTGGATGAGCGGTTCGGCCAAGCCGCGCCGTGTCAGTTCGACAGCGCCCTTGGCCAGGTTCTCGGAGGTCTGACCTACCTTCATGGCCAGCCCTTCATAGGCGCGCTTGGTTTTCTGGATGTAGTTTTCGGCTTCCTTGCCTGACAATCCGTAGGTGATGGCCATGTCGCGGATCTGCGCGTCATAGGCGGCCGCCTGCTTCATGGGCCCCATGAAGGAGATCGCGCCGATGACGCCGCCAATGACGCCGATCTGCCGGCCGACATTGGCGAGGCGGCTTCCCATCGCCTGGAACTGGCCGACAAGCCCCCGCATCGGCGCGGTGAGCCGGTCGACGAGGCCGACGACGACAGAGACCTTCATGTCCGACATGTCGCCTCCCGCGCCGCCGTCAGCCGTCTTTCTCGCGCTCGGCGCATTGCTCGGCCGCCCAGTGCCAGAATGACAATTCGCGCAAGCTCAGCCGCTCCACCTCGCCGAACCCGCCGCCATACCAGCGCGCGAGGCTCGCCATGATCACCGGCCAGTCGGCCGGCCAATCACTCTGAAAGAAACGAGATGCACGCCGACGCCGCATTGATGTCGCGCGTGCCCATCTTGTCGAACAGCGCCCCCATCACCGACATGTTGATGCCGGTGGCTCGCGCGAAGCCGACGATGGGCTTGCGCTCGTCGGAGGCCTGCATGATCAGCCGCATGTCGGCGCCGGACAATTCGTTGAACACGAGCTCGGAATAGGTCTCCTCGCGTGTCTTGCCGTTCGCGCCCTTGATGGTGAGAGCCACCGGCTTCAGCATCTTCAGCCTGACCGATCCGTCCGGCATCAGCTCGGCCCGCTCCGGCAGGGTTTTCTTGCCCCCGCCCGGCCCGTCCTCGACGATGACATTGGCATCGCTGGCCGGCGCCTGCGCTGCCTCGTGGTCTTCCGTGAGGTCCACCTCGACCCTGCCTGCTTCGACCTTGCCCATCAGACGATCTCCTCATAGTTGCCCGCCGACCATTTGAGCGACACCTTGCCGCCCTCGCCGCCGGTGATCTCGCGCTGGTCGGTCAGAAACGCGCCGGGAAAGATGAAGCTCTGCCCGGTGTCACAGACGACCTGCAGTTCGCCATCCTCAACGCCGTAAAGTTCCGAGAATTTCTGGCCGCGCTCGAGCACCGTCGTAGCCTCGATCTCGGAGGGCATGAACTCCTGCGCCCGGCCGACCTGGCGGCCATAGACCACCGGCTTGTTGGCGATGCCGCCCAGCTTCAGCTTCGCGCCTTTTTCGACCGGGATGTTGCGGCCACGCCAGACGATGTCGACAATTCCAAGAACCTGCGCCATTGCGCGCCTCCTTCAAGCGTTGCTTCAACCGGCCTTCAACGGGCCGTCAGACCTCGAACTGGAGCCCGGCGGCCAGCACCATCAGATTGCCGATGATGCGCACGGGCTGGCGGGAATTGAGCCGGTTGCTGTCATTGGCGTCGCGCGCGAACACGCTGCGCTCCACCGTCTCCTTGGCCCCCTCGATCCAGCCCAGGCGCTCATAGAGATTGCAGCGCGCCGCCCAGGAGCCATGCACCCGCTTCGGGGTGGCGACCACGTCGGATGTCTGGGCCGCGACCGAGTCATCATCGGCGAGCTTGTGGCGCGGATAGACGAGCGTCAGATAGGCCGACCAGTCGTAGCGGATGCGCGTCATGGTCTTCGGCACCATGATATCCAGCCAGGCGTCGTCGGCGACGCCGAGATTGGACGTCTTGTAGGTGGTGATGACGCGGTCGAGCACGACCGTGCCATCCTCGAGCGCCGTCCAGGTCGAGATGCCCTGGCGCAGAAGGAGGTCGCGCTCGGTCAGGGTGAACTGGTCCTTCGGTTCGGGCGCGATGATGCCCGGCAGAGCGAGGCTGCGCAGCTGACGCGCCGGATCGTTGGTGAGGTGGAACATGCCGATGCCGGCGAGGCTCGCCGCCCACTCCCAGGGCGGCGACATCGAGCGCTTCGCGCCGATCGGCGTCAGCAAAGGAGTGTTGGTCAGCGCGCCCTTTGTGCCAAGCTGGCCATAGGTGCCGCGATGCCCGACGAAACCATGCACGTCGCGCGCGCCCATCGCCTTGTAGCGCTCGGTCAATTCGCCGACGAGCTTGGCGAGGTTGGCCGCATCGTCCCATGGCGTGACAATGTCGGTGAACCACTCGTTGACGATGGCATCTAGCGCGCCCTGGATGTCAGGGTTGCCGGTGCCCCCCGCCATGGCGGTCACGGCGACGGTCAGCCCCGCAGGGGCCGCCTCCTCGACGAAACGGCCGACGCGCAGGTCGATGGCGTTGCCGCATTCTCCCTTGTGCCTGGCGGTGAGGATCACCTCATTGTCGGCCGGGTTGACGCCCTGCGTCGCGACCACCTCCATATCGGGGATGGCGTTGATCGCGGCGACGGCCGCCGCCGCCCGGTTGGGGTTGGTCATCGCCGAGGTGGTGGAGAACCGGGCTCGGATTCCGCCGACATAGAGCGAGACCATGCCATCGCCCGAGCCGGTGAAGGTGAACTTGCCGACCGCCTTTGCGCCGGCCCCGAGATCATCGAGCGCGACCGCATAGACACGGTTGGTGCGGTTGGCCCGCTTGAAGCCCGCGACCATTCGCGCGCCGATCGAGCCCGCCCCGAACAGCGCCACGCCTTCGGCCGCCCGGGTGATCTCGTAGGTCTGTCCGGCGACGGCGGAGCCGGCAGCGAGCTTCTGGGTGAACAGGATAGCGCGTGCCATGAACGGCACGGTGCCGCGCCGCGAATAGTCAGGCTTGATCTCGACATAGGCGCCGGGTGCGCGCCAGTCATACGGGATCTCGTCGAAGGAGATGATCTGGTCCATGTCAGGCCTCACTCGTCATTGGCGGTGGTGCGACGGCCCTTGCGGGCGACGTCAGCGGTGGCGTCGGCGGGGGGAGCGTCAGCCGGCGGGGCAGCGGCGAGCGCATCGGCCTGCGCCTTCTCCTCGGCCTCGGCTTCCGCTTTTGCACGGGCCTCCGCCTCGGCCTTCAGTGCCCTGGCGGCTTGCCTCGGGTCAGCCTTGACGAGATCGCCATCGGAGAGGCGGCGGCGCACGAATTGCGTGCCCGACACCCAGTCGCCATGGACCGGCCAGATCGAGCCGTCCTCGCGCCGGACATCGCGGCCCTCGCCAGGCTTGAGGAACTGGTCGCGGGCTGGGTCGGGGCTTTGGATGATGTCGGTGGTCTGGGGGGTGCTCATGGCCTCACCTCGAAGGGGGTCTGGGGTTGTTCCGGTTCGGCTGGGGGCGCGCCCCAGTCCTCGCCGTCGGTCGAGAAATTCGTGAGCGCGCGGAGGAAGTCGGGCTCGCCCGCCGCCGCGTTGAAATAGTCGCCCCAGGCGAGGTTGATCTCGAGGTCGACCGTGGCGATCGCCATCGACAGATCCTCGAAGCCCTCGGCATAGGTCTGGCCGACGCCTGTCACGAGGAACGTGCCCAGCCCGTCCACCGTGTAACCGTGGGCGAGCGCCACCGCCGCGCCGACAGCCGGGAACAGGCCCGGCCCGCGCGCGTCGCCGAGAAAACGGGCCGAACGCTGCGACTGGTTCTTGACGAGGACGGTGAGGCGCATCTCGCAGCGGCCGGTGAAACGTCGTCCGGGCGAGGCTGTCGGCGTCAGCCCCATCCAGGAGAGCGCGATGAGCGGCGTGTTGCCGGTGACCGAGCGAAATTCATTGGTGGTGAAGGGGTGCGGCGTGAGCTGCCAGAACCACTTGTTGGCGGGGAACCTTGTCCGGAACCTTGCCTCGAGCGCGGCGGCGGTGGCGGTGAACGGGTCCATCACCAGCGCCCCAGTTCGTCATGTCCGAACATGCGCGGCCGGTCGAGCGCATCGGCCCGTCCGCCCTGCGCGGCGGGAACCGCCCCTTCGAGGCTGACATAGCCCTCGGCGATCTTGTTGAGCCAGGATACGACGTCGTTGCGGTCGTTGCGCATCTGGGTCGAGGGCTCACGCTCGCCGCCGGTGGCGAGATCGTAACGGGCGAGGATGCAGACCGCCCGCGTCACCTCGGCCGGATAGGGTGCAACGAGCGGCACGTTGACGCGACGGCGCAGATAGCCTTCGACCATGGATGTGGCGTCGTCGAGGGCGCGCAGGACCGGCGTCTCGACGATCGCATTGGGCAGGTCGCCGCCATTCGCCGACAGCCGGAGAACCTCCGTCTGCGTGAACCGATCAATCATGTCCTGGATCGTCGCATAGGCCAAGGCCGGCGCTCCTTCCTGTCACGCGTTCGCGGCTGGCCGCGTCACTCCGCCTCGGTCTCGCCCGCCGTCTCGATCACGGTGAGCAGCGGCTCTGCCTTGAGCAGCTTCACCTGCTCCGGCGTGAAGGCATCGGCTGGATGGGTGGCGTCGCCAGTGTGGACGACGCCGGCGCGGCGCAGCCCCTCCTTGCGCGAGATGATGCGGATGCCGCCGGCCTTCGCCCTGGCGGCCTTCTGCGTTTTCTTCTCGCCTTCGGGCGCGGGGACCTTCGGTGCGGTGTTCGGGGGGGTGGCGTTCGGGGTGGTGCCGGACATGGGGTGCTCCATTCAGGGGTTGGCGTCCTCTCCGAAGCCGCCCGGACCATGCCGGGCGGCTCTGACAGGACGTCGCGATCAGGCGAGCCAGGGGCAGACAAGGAGTTCGGCGGTGCCCTTGTAGACATTGGTCGCGCCGGCGGCGTCGCGCTCGGCATTCAGGATCTCGAGAGCCTGCCCTTCGAGCGAGGGCGGCACGACGAGCAGGCGGGGCCGGAGGCCGAGCGGGCGGTCGAAATCGCCCTTCATGCCCATCATGGCCTCGCGCGCGATCTTGTAGTTCGCCTTGTTGAGCGGCTGCCTGGAGCCCCAGCTCGTCTGCCAGAAGCCGAAGCCGACATTGTGCCGGGCGTCGACGCCGTAGACATACTCCTTCTTCTCGAAGACGTTGTCGTCGGTCTCCTGATCCTTGCGGACCAGCTTCCACGCCTGGCGCTTCTGGAGGATCAGGGGCTTGAGCGCGCGGCTGTCGTCGATCAGGAACCACGGGGTGCCCGAGCCGCCATCGGTGTTGGCGACTGATATCGGGTTGCCGCTGGCGTCGAGCACCGGGTGGTCGGTGTCGAAGAAATACTGCCCGTCATAGCAAAAGCCGGTGAAGCCGGACTTGAGCAGACCGAAGACGAGCTCGTCGTAATGCGCGCCGGATGCGGCTCCGAGCTCGGTGAACATCGGGGTGTAGATGCCGATGTTGTCGTCCGCGATGTCGTCGCGGTCGACCGAGATCGTCAGCTCGTAGCTCTTGTTCCGGATGGCGTAGCCGGAGATCGCGATGCCATGGACGACGCGGTCGCCGACCCATTCGCGCACGCGCGGCATCTTGCCGAGCCAGCCATACTCGTTTTCCTTGGTGGTCGATGTGACCGGCGTGGCGACGCGGGCGTGCTGAGAGGCCGCAGCCGAGGCGAGGCCGCCATTGAAGGCGGTGTTGAACGCGATGCCGAGGGTGCGCATCGTGGCGGCGTTGATCTGGGGCATGGTGCTCTCCGGGGTCAGGTTTGGGGCGTCACTGGCCGAGGCGGACCCAGACGCCCTGGGCGTCCACGTCCATCACGCGGCCCGCGACCGAGCGGGTGTTCGTGCCGCTGGTCTTGGCGACGGTCTGGTCATCGACGATGAAGCAGTCCGTCCCGATCTCGGCGGAGGTGATGGCGTCGCCGGCGGACGAGTTGGCGAAGCGGAAGGTGCCGCGCCGGATCTTGACGTCGATGGCGCCTGCGCCCCCCGCGCTGTTGTCGGCGTGGCTCTCCACCCGGCCGAGGCCGCGCAGGGTGGTGGCGGTCGCGCCCGGCGTGGCGCGGCCAGCGGCGTCAAGCGCGGCGAGCGCGCCGGTGAAGAATTTCTTGGCGGCTGCGGCGGGCAGGACGATGAGTTCGGCGTCCTTCTGCGGGGTGTTGCGGTCGGCGGTCAGGGCGGCCATGGCGGTTGCTCCGGTTGGGGGGTCGCGTCCGGGCCCGGCCCGGACACGCGATCAGTTCTGGCCGCGCGTCAGAGGCGCGCGGTCTCGATTTCGGCCTTTGTCCTGGCGAAGGCGGCGGGATCGACGCCCATCAGCTCGCAAATCTCGGCCTCGCTCGCTGACAGCGAGGCGGCTGTTCCTGCAGCGGCGTTGGGGTCGCGCGGGGCAAGGCCGCCGGCATGGATCGAGGCGAGCGCGGCGAGCTCCTTCTCGACGCCTGCGGGGTCC